CAGTGCTAGTATTTGGTGGCGAGAAAGAAGTTACTACAACTACTATCATGAACGATACTAGAGTAGCTGGTGTTGTTTCTGATAATGCAGCCTACTCAATGAACGGCGGATGCCCGGGCTTGAAGAACCAAGTTGGTTTACAAGGTCGTTGTCCAGTTAAAGTAATTGGGCGTGTTAAGAAGGGTGATATGTTAACTACTTCTGCTACTGCTGGTTATGCGGTTAAGGCTAATGATCCTAAGTTAGGTTCTATCATTGGTAAAGCATTAGAAGACAAAGACTACGGTGAAGCCGGAGTTATTGAAGTTGCAGTAGGGAGAATGTAATGACTAGACTAAGTTTAAAAACCGAATTCACGACTAACGACTTAGTCGTTAACAATGGTAGTGCTGACAACGCGAACAATGGAGATAAATTAAGAAATGCCTTTGGCAAACTTATTAAATCTATTGATCGTGCCGAAGCAAACTTTGTTGAACTGTATGCAGCAGGTAGTGTAGACTTAACTGGATACGCTACTGAAGACTGGGTAACTAGTCAGTCATATATTACCCTAGCAGATGTGCCTAGCGGTGGTACTGGAGCATTAGAGTTGCAGGCTATACCTGCATCAAAGTACGGTGCTCCGGGAGACACAAAAGGCATGGTTGCTATTGACAGCGATACTGGAGATTTTTACTTCTGTATTCGAAACTATGTTGATAGCAACACTTCTATATGGCGTAAAACTTCAGGTACTGATGCTTGGTAATAAAACGGTAAATATACTAAAGAGAGACGACAATGGCAATTCAAACTATTAATATCGGCGGATACGCTAACGACGGTACAGGTGATGACTTACGCACCGCATTTGAGAAAGTAAATGCTAATTTTACAGCGTTAAGCACTGATGCCGCAGTCAATGCCGCAGTTAATGTAGGTACCGGTGCGGCTGTGTACAAAGGTAAAGATGTTGCTACTCTACAGTTCAAAACACTAACAAGTACAGATAATAGTGTACAGTTTGGTGTTAACGAAAACACACTTGATATTACTTCGTTTGCGCACATTGTTGAAGACACTACACCACAGCTAGGCGGCAACTTAGACTTAAATGATCACAATATTGTAGGCATCGGTAACATCGGTGATAGTAATAATAACATTACAATTAACGGTGTTAAAATGCTAGATGTTGTGAACATTTTAGAATTACTAATGTTTAGCAATATGTTTGACTTAGACTTTGGTACTATTTTGTTACCTACAGGTGGAACTGGACCGTACGACGGGTTTGATCTAGGTAGCGGTACAATCTTAAATCCTTCACTAATTAAATTAAATTTTGGTAGCATTGCTTAATAATGGCACTCACTCTATGGACTAAACCTTCAGGTTATCTGCTAGGGTCGCTTAACGAAAGAGAAGCGACTGATATAGCGTTGCCTGTTGACACTCAAGTAACCGGAGTTACTTATACTGTAATTTCCGGAGCGTTACCTCCAGGGTTACGAATCACAGGCAACCACATTGTCGGCACTAGCTTTGATGTAGCTCGAGAAAGTGTTTTTAGCTTTTGTATACGAGCTAGTCGAGTTGTGGGTAACACAACTGAATTCGCTGATAGAACATACAAAATTAATGTAAGTGGTGCCGATGCTCCTGAGTTTGTTACACAAGCAGGATACTTAGACATCGGTACAAACAATCAGCTGTATACTATTGACAGCACTTATGTTGACTATCAAATTGAAGCGTTTGATGCTGACCTAGCAACTGGACAGCGACTTAGCTATTTTATCGCTGACAACGATGGCCGATTACCTCCAGGATTAACATTAACTGCTGATGGCAGAATTGTAGGATTTGTACAGCCATCAATTAGCATCACACCAGCTGACGGCGATGGAACTTACGATAACAGTTTTTTTGACAGCGTAGCATTTGACTTTGCATATCGTCCGAGCAACGGCTTTGACAGTTATGTATACGATCAACAATTCTTTGACTACAGTTTACCAAGTGTTCGTCCAAGAAAGTTAAACCAGAATTACGAATTCATTGTTACATTAACAGACGGTGATAGTATTGCTAAAAGAAAATTTGCAATCTTTGTAGTAGGTGATGACTACTTCCGTGCTGATAATACTAACTGGTTAGACGGTAGCTCACAGTTTACCGCTGACGTTACTTATTTAAAAGCACCTATTTGGTCAACTCCTGCTAACTTAGGAACTTATCGTGCTAACAACTATGTAACAGTGATGTTAGATACTTACGATACAGAAGGCATTGTCTATGAACTAAAGGCAGCAACTGAGTTATGGACACAAAATACAAACTATGTTTACGGTGATATTGTCTTAGATGCGTTAGAAAATGGCAACAGCTTAGTCTGTATCGAAGCACACAATTCAAATAACGAGATTGACATTACTAAATGGGCTAGCTACGGCATTCCGCCTGGCACTAGTTTTGACCAAGCTTCGGGCGAAGTGTTTGGAGCTATTCCATATCAGCCCGCAATTAGCAAAGTTTATAGATTCATCGTCGATGCTGTTCGATATAGTGGAGACACTGATGTCAGCGAGTTCATTGCAACTCCGGCAAACGAAGGGTTTAACTTATCTCAAATTATTATTAACACTAGCGAGTTTCCAGATGTTGCGCAAGCATTAAACAATGTGTCTAACATCCGAGTAACTACAACTGAAATTGATCCTAGTCAGCAGGCATTTGAATACGGCAACGATTTAATTATTACCGGAGTGGACAACATTGCAGATGTTGTTGTACTAGCTAATAGTTCAATTGAAGGGGAAATCTTAACTGTAGGTACTGTGACTGGAACTATCACTCCAGGTGCTGTACTATCAGGTGCAGGTGTATTGTCAGGGACATACATTGTAGGTAACATTAGCGGTGCAGGTGCTGGCAGTACTTGGTCAGTGAGTCAGTCACAGTCCGTTGAAGATATTACCATTGTTGGATACTATGTTGTTGAATTAACATTTGAAGAAACAACTGCTCCAACCGTGGGCAAATATTATAGAATTACCGGAAACAGTAATGCACTGTTTAATGGATTCTTCCTGTGTACTGCTAGTACTACAACTACAATTAGCCTAAGTTTCGCAACCGACCCCGGAGTATTCGGCACTGGTACAACACTGATGGCTATGGTTACGCCAAGTATTGATACACCGAGTTCTGTTTCAGTAGTTGAAACTACTATTGATCCATCATTGATAACTAGTATCGATTACAGCGATCCTGCAATAGTTGTTATTAATCTAGCAGAACCGTTATCAGTGTTAACAACTAACAGTACTGTAGTTAACATTCGATTCATTACACCATCAGGTGAAGTTGCAAGAACATCACGATTATTCTACATGAATCTCATAGGAGAAGTAGACAGTGTAATTGAATGGGTTAGCGATAGCGATCTAGGATCACTAACAGCAAACTTTGTATCAACTATTAAATTAGAAGCAACTAGCACAGTCTCTGATGCAGTATTACTATACACATTAACTAGCGGAAGTTTGCCGCCAGGATTAATCCTTGCACTAGACGGTGAAGTAGTCGGTAAGGTTCGACAGTTTGGCGACGGTGTTAATTTAGGAATTACACTAGTCGACGGCGCAGAATTTACACTAGACGGTGGCGCAACAAGATTTGATAAAGTGTTTACATTTACAGTTAAAGCACGAGACCAATACGGATTCAGTGCTAGCGAAAAGACATTTAGCATTACAGTAGATACGCCTGATCAATTAACATATTCTAATATTAGAACTAGACCTTTCTTAAAACTCACTCAGCGTGAGTCGTGGAAGGGCTTTATTAACAATACTAGTGTGTTTACGCCAGAGAGTATCTATCGTCCCAACGATCCAAATTTTGGACTGCAAACTGAATTATCGATGCTAGTGTATGCTGGAATTGAAACTAGAGAAGCAGCCGCATACATCAGCGCAATGGGGTTGAATCATAAGCGCAAGCGTTTCCACTTTGGAAACATTAAGAAAGCAGTTGCATACTTACCTGGAACATACACTCCGGTATATGAAGTAGTGTATGTAGAAATGGTTGATCCTCTTGAACCTAATAATAAACGATTACCGGGTGTAATTAGTACTAACAGTTTACAGCCTAACCAAATCACAACGGATCTAAGTAACAATATTTGGGCCAGTGGATGGACTGGATCAAGTGCTAGTCAGC